CTAAGGAAGCCATTATAGGAAAATATAATGAAGATAAAGATAGAATTGAGGGGGTGTTTATTGAAAGCGCAGATTCTAATTTAGAAAGACTAATGGTTGATTGGGTGGATAAATATGTTTATTTGGATTCATTACTAGAACTTATTGGAGAGTAGAAGTGTCTAAAAATAATTATGATCCTCATCCAATAGGGCTTGAAATGTTTGAAGCTATGGGATATACTGTAGATGGAAAAGATGGGCCTAGGCAAACTGCACTAGAAAATATGCAAGAAGAACTAGCAGAGCAGGTAGATTACATTGAAGCCCTTTCCCTTTATCTGACTTTTATTCAAGGTGGATTGCGGGAGTATAGATCAAGAGACAAAGTGTATGCACAAGAATATCTAGATGAAGATGGAAACTATCAATGGCAAATACTCCGAGAGGAAAACAACTCCTAGATTCTGTATTTGAAGTAGGGGAAGTAGAATTAGAACAATCAAAATGCCTGATTCCTTGGTGTACTAAAGATGCCGAGGAATCAGGTTATTGTTTTTTACACAATAAACTAAGAGAAAATTCTTGTTTGTTTGATAATAAACAGGAAGAACAAAAGTTTTTAGAAAAGACAGAAACAAAATTATGTAATATGGAAGGATGTCTTGTCTATACTAGCATATATGAGCAGTATTGTTATAGGCATGAGTACCAGTTAAAGAAATATGGAAAGGCGGTCACGAATGGGGACGGACTTCCTTATTATACTTTATACAAAGATAGAGCAGAGATTCATGTGTTCTCTCAAATCAGAAAATTAATCTATACTCTTACAGTAGATTTAGAAGATTTTCATCATTTACTTCATAGAAAATTTTTTATTTCTAAAGATTATTTTCCTTATATTTATAAAGATGATGGAACTACACAAAGTCTTGCTAACTATGTATCTAAGACCGAAGGGCAGTTTTTCCTTTATAGAAACAAAAATCAATTTGATGTTAGGGCGGCTAATAGGATTCCAGTAAGTAACGCTTGTCTTGCATTTATCTTGCGTTCTCCTGATGTTGGTAAATCCGGCTATCGTGGGGTATATTATAGTCCTTATAGAAAAAAATGGGCAGTTGATATATTTCAAGATATTCCTGAAAGAAAAATAAAAGAATATTTTAATAGAAAAGAAGATGCTTTAGAATTTAGGAATATTGTTTATAAAGAAGTTTATGGTGATGATGTTATTGAGCTTTTACAAATATACAAAAAGGAGAAACCTTTTGTTAGAAAAAATAAACCTAGAGTACGCTAAATTTTGGACAAGACCAATTTGGCTTTTTGTTTATGCTTTATTATATATTTTCTTACAATTTTATTACCTGCATAAAGTATTTGCAATGCTATTATTTGGGGATATTAAAATGATTTCTGATAGAGTAGAAATTATAGAAGAGGATCAAGATGAGTAATGTTGAAGAAAGGGTAACTGGCCCGATAGTACCTAAATTAAAGACTACTGAAATAGCAAGCAGGGACACTTCTATTTTGTTTTGGGAAGCAACCCATAAATGTCTAGATTCTTGCCCGATATATGGAGATTGCCCGTATGCAGGGGTTTCCTTAAAGTGTGATTTGTGTTATAGATTTTTATCACACATTAAAGATGCAACAATGCAAGCATTAGAAGAAGAAAAAGTATCTGAGTTTCAAAAGCACATGCTTGGAACAGGTGTCTTTAGTTTGTGGAATCAATTTTTGCAATTTGAAATTATTCGTATTTCACTAGGAATGGATATTCTAGTCCAGACAAAAAGTGGAGATAAAATTCACCCTGTTTTTTCGGAACAAAGAAAAACTCTAGAATCAATAAAGAAATTATATGAAGGTGTTTTTGGAAAAGATAAAGCAATCTCTTTTATAGATACAGAACTAGAAACAGCAAATTCAAGTTTTGAAAATGCATTAAGAGGAGAATAGAAATGTCATTTGATTCTGATTATATAGTAATTTATTTAGAAAAATTAGCCGAACTATTTGAAGAAGAAGGCTTTCCTAGGGTGTTGCAATTTGAAACACCTAGCGGGGAGCTGATAAGTTATATTTTAGAGGATGAGTATGAAGAAAGCATCAATGACTGCTGAAGAATATATTAAAGAAAGAGATTTACTTGTTCAAAATTATGAAAAAGGAAATGTTTCTGAGGATGTTTTCATAAAAAGAGCAAGAATGCTCTATGCTAAGAGGCTTCCTGTTTATAAGAACGGAGGTGATGGATTTATTGCTTGGGCAGAAGAAAATGTTAGAGTAAATGCCTATGTTCCAGGCACTTCTATTAAAAAACCAACCTATCTTGCTGATCTATCTAGAGAACCAGAACCGGAAACTGGAAAGTCTTGGTGGGATTTGTGGTGTTGGCAGAAAGATGTTTGTAAACAAGCCTTGGTACTCAGGGAAGATGGAAGATTAAAGCACAATCTCGTTGTATTGTGCACAGAGCGCGGTGAAGGAAAATCCTTCATGGCGGTATTGATTGTATTATGGAAGTTTACTAACCTGCCTGATCAAAGAATATTCTTAGCAGCAAACTCAAAAGAACAGTCCTCTTTTGCTCATAGAGAAGAGATTGATAAGATAATCAGGTTCTCTCCTTTACTGCTTGCTCTTGTTGGAGGAGAGTCTGGAATAAAACAAAAAGAAATGGCTATTTATGATAGCAGAAACAATAAGATAAGTTTTATCACTACAGTATCTACTTTTACAGGTGTTCTTTCTAACGCAACTGGTTTTACTTTCTCTGAGTTCTTTCAATCAGCCCCCGACGGGAAATTCTTTGCTGAAATTTATGGTTCAATGCGAAATACTCCTAATGCGTTAGGAGTTATAGATTCTACGGTTTCTGTGAAAAGTCATAGACTATATAGAATTTGGGAAAATATTCAAAATAAAAAGCCAGGAACAGAGACACAATTCTTCTATTATAAATGCAATCCTGGTGCTGATATTAATAAATACTATTCTCCAGCTAATACTCAATCACAATTAGATATTTATAAAACAACATTTACTCCAGAAGAGTTTGCCATGTATTTTGAGAATACTTGGGAATCTGCTACTTCTGGTTTGTTTTCCGACACAGATATAAAAATATCAGAGACATTAGGAGTAAATGGAAAAGTATTAAATTATTCTGAAACTCTAGAAACATTTAATCAGATTTCAGAACACAAGAAAATGCTTGATTTACTTCAAGAGAAAAAAGGAATCACAGACCATACTCATGCCCACTCGATTAAGAATCTTGAATCAGGAATCATCTCTACTTCAAGTATTCTATCCTCTTTAGATTCTTATCAAAAATATATTCCTAGTAGTGAATTGGCTGCCTTGGGCTATAAACTAAATACGGATTGGTGTATAGGAGTTGGAATTGACCGTTCTGATCCTATGTCAATTCGTTCTGGGGCGCAAACCATCCTAACTTGTGTAGCAAAAGGATTACCAGGGAGCAGAAGCAATCCTAATCAATTTATGGTTGGCTTAGACGGCGAGATAAAATCTCCTAATTATATCTATGTATTATGTGGATTTTATCATTCAATTATTAATTCTGCTGCTGACATTCAGGAAACAATAAATTTATGGAATACAGAGTATAACGGAATTGAAGGATTTGCTTCTGATAAATATGGTATGCAAGATTTGCCCGGTTGGTTAATTTCTCAAGCAATCATAGATAGACCAGAGATTTTTCAATTCTCCTATCAGATTCAACGACAAGTATTTATGATGCTTTATCAATCCTTTAAGGCAGGAATGTTCAAAAAGCCTAGAGTTTTGGTAAATGGAGTGAATGAGGAGGATATGCTTAATGAGCAGTTAAAGCATTTCTGTCACACTTTCAATGGCAAAACTGGTACGTTTGGTTCTGATGAAAAAAGCAAAAACAGATTAGGAGTACAAGACGATGCCGTAGATTCTCTTGCTTTGGCTATGTATTCATTGCGAATGAAAGGACTAGAGCACTTCAAACCATTAACCACTGATAATTTTTTTGGTGTATTTATACCAAATTAAAGGATTAATATGAAAAAAATCTTCGTTGTTGACACTAATGTTCTAATTGATAATCCTGATGCTGTAAAAATTCTTAGAAACGGAGTAGAAAATAAAGAGACAAATATTATCTGGATTCCCAGAACAGTAATAGAAGAATTAGATAAGTTAAAAAGAAAAGATAACGTAAAACATATAGTTAAAAAAGTAATAGATAATTTAAATGAATATCCAGACTATTACACAATTCTTAATAAACAAAGAACTAGTTGGAATGTTGAAGGGAATCCTGATAATGTCATACTAGCTGAAATATGCGCAGAAGATACTAGAGAAGCGATTCTAGTTACAAATGACAGGCTTCTTCAGTTAAAGGCCAGAAATTTAGGGATTGAGGTTCAGGAATTTAGAGAAAGTATTCCCTTTGAAAGCGAGTCTGAGCTTTATACTGGTTTTGTGGACAAAAGTTTAGAATATAAAATACCAAATTCTTTTTATTTTAATGATACTAATTATTTGGTATATAATAGTAACTTAGGAGAAAAGGAAATTAGATATGAAAACAAAATTTGGAATACTTCTCCAAAGCATTATACTCAAAATTGCGCGATGGAACTTCTACTTGATGAGACTGTGGATTTAGTTTCAATACAATCCTCTGCTGGTAAGGGAAAAACACATTTAGCTGTTGCTGCGGCCCTTCGTGCGGTTTTGGAAAAGAAAACGCATAGGAAAATTTATGTGTTCAAGACAGTAGAGGAAATCGGGCCTTCCATTGGATTCCTTCCTGGCACTATGAATGAAAAACTAGAGCCATATATTAAATATATAAAAAGCATGTTCTTCAAATTACATGATAAGCGTAAAGGAAATAATAAAGTATTTTTGAATGAATCTGAATTAAATCCAGAATTTATTGAAATTCTTCCGTTAACTTTTATTAGGGGAATGAATATCGACAATTCATTTGTAATTGTTGATGAAGCGCAAAATATTTCAAAACTACAAATGAGAGCCTTACTTACTAGAATGGGAGAAAATGTAAAATGTGTTATTCTTGGAGATACTAATCAAGTAGATAATCTTAATCTAAATCAACAAAACAATGGATTAAATTGGGTAGTTAAGCTGTTTACTGGCGAAAGAAAGTATGGACATATTGTATTAGGTGGGGATAAGAGTCGTGGACCTATTTGTGACATGGTATTAAGAAATGGATTATAAAGGAGTTAAAATGAAACTTTTATTGGCGTATTATGCTGCAATTAAAAAAATAATAAAGCATAAGATTGTTGTGTTTAAGATAGGTAGAAAATTAGAAGTAGGAATTTTTAGATTATTAAAGCATGATGTATCAAAATTTCATCCAACAGAACTTAAATACTATGTTCATAAATTTGAGTTAAATGATTGTTCTGAGGACTTAGAGGAAAAAGGATGGGCACACCATTTAGTAAACAATGATCATCATATAGAATACTGGTTAAAAGATAAAAATAAGGAAGCAGATATGACTTTTATTTGCATAAAAGAGATGATAGCTGATTGGGTTGCAGCAAGTGTTGTTTACAGCGGAAAGTATCCCATAGCCGGAGAATGGGAATGGGGGAATAATAATATTGTAAATAAATTACGCCTCCTTACTTATGATGTGAATGGCGGAGATTCCCCTAGAACTCGCGCATTAATTATATTATCTCAAAATAAACTTATAACTGATGAACAATATTTTGCTGCTATACAATAATACTATTGACTTTTTCTTAGAATTTTGTTATAGTATTAAACTAATTTTAAGAAAAGGAGACTTTTATGGAAAAAACTGAAGAATTTTTAACTTTTAATGAAAGACTATCTACCTTAGAAAAAATGACAGATAAAGAATTATCTGAATTTCAGTTTTCTTTAGTATATAATCCTTCTAGGCCAGACACTGATCCAGTAACTCTTAGAACATTTGGAACCTATAACTATGATACATATGGAATAAGAGAACTTCAAGATGAGTTGTGGAAGAAATTCAACTCTAATCCTCAAATCAACTCTGCTGTTCGTGATTATGTAGGAAGAATGGTTGGGCAAGGATTTGAGGTTTATTCAGAAATTCCTGAAATTCAAGAAAAGATTGATCAAATTTCTAATGATTTTAGAAACAGACTTCATACCATGCTTCCTAAATATGTTGGAAGAAGTCAAATTGAAGGCGAACTTTTCCTTGTTTTGACCGTGCATGATGATGGGTTTATTGAGATTGATTTTCGTGACCCATCTACATTAAATCCTCAAGGATGGGATGGAAGCGGAATCTTGTTTCATCCTAGAAAGCCTGGATTCCCTCTTGCTTATGATTTTATTTATCAAGGGGATGATAATGTAGAGTATCACGAGCTTATTCCTTCTATCTATATTGCTAGATACCCTCAATTAGATAAATATGTGAAAGAAAGTCCTTATTTTATTAAAGAATATCTTAAAGATTCTTTAGCCCCTTCTAAAAAGTATAGTAAGATAGGTGGATATAAACGATTTGTTGTGCAGTGGGATAGAGGGTGGCTTACTGCTAGAAACATTTCTCATATTAGAACTGTTCTGAATTGGGTAAATTATTATGAGGAACTAAAAAGATATGAAATAGATCATAAGAAATCTAGCGGAGCTTATTTGTGGGTAGCTGAATGTACTGATCCGCAAGCATGGCGTACTTGGCTCGCTATGACTGATACACAGAAAGCAAATACAGGATTAATGGCAAAGAAAACCGCAGGAGGTACTTTAGTTCTTCCTCCTGGTTTTACTTTTAAGTCTATAAATCCACAATTACCAAAGATAAGCGATTCTGATACTGATATTCTTGATTTTATTCTTTCTGGTCTTAATGTATCTGATGATATGTTAATGGGACGCTCTAATAGAAATAAATCAGGATTGTCTGAAACACATGGAACACAAAATGATAGAACAGCGGATGAGTTAGTCAATTTAGAGAGATTCTTGCGATATGATTTTTGGGCAAACATATTCTTTCTTTCTTCAAAGGTTTCTTCTTTTAAGTATGAATATAACTTGATGAGAGCAGTTGATTTTAATAAGAATAAAGAACCTATTTTTAAGCGAAAGAAATATGTAGCTGAAGACCTTATTGGTTTTGTATTCCCTCAATCACAAAATGCTGATCTAGAAGGAAGAGCAAGAGCACTTCTAGGCGTCAAGCATGGTTCTCTTATTGCTACTTTGGGTATTCCTGCTGAGGATGTTGCTAGAAAGTTAGGCTTTGCTTCTTACAAGGCTCTACGTTTAAAGGCGGCAGAAGAAGAACAGTATTATCCAGAACTAATGGTTGATGCGGATGCCGAAACCGTACAAGAAAATATATTAGAGAATCCAACAAACACTCAAGAGAAAGAACAGAAATAGATGATTCCTATTCGTTGTCTTGCGGATAATACAAAATGGACAGGAAGGGTTTTTAATAAGGGTGATATTACTAAATTAGGAAGATACCAATCCTTGCCTAATACTTTTGAATATCCTAAAGGAAAATTAAAAACTCTTCCTCTTCCTAAAGTAAATGGCGGTAAGATTATTTTATTAGGAGATGGTCCTAGTGGAAAAAATTTTAATAATAAAGAAAATTACGAAGTAGCGGTTGTCAATAAAGTAGGAATCTGGTATAGTGATAAAATAAGTTATTGGATAACAGTTCATCCTGAAAAATTAGCTAAATTTATTTTATTAAGAAAAAAGAATGGATTCTTGTTGGACAATATAAAGTATATAGGGAACGGAAGAGTAAGAAATCCTTTACTTAGTTTTTATCCTAGTGAGTTTGGATGTGGTAGCTCTTCTTTATATGCTTTATACGTATTAGAACAAATAGGATATTCTGATATTCACCTAGTTGGGGTAGACTTAACAAATGGATATGAAAAATTTAGAAAATATTGGGAAGATTATCAGTTTAATTCTAACATAACTTCCTCTTGTTCAGACTGGATGAATAGGTTAATAGAAAATAAAATGAAAAAAGTGTAAAATAATTATAATTTTAGTATTGACTTTTTTGTTTGTTTTTGTTATAATACAGAACTGCACGGAGTTTACACATGCCTTTTAAAAAATCAGATGTAGATAAGCATAAAAAAGGATTATCTTCTGCTCAAAAAGAAAAATGGGTAGATATAGCTAATGGAGTTTTATCTGAATGTATTAAAAATGGCGGTTCAGATAAAACCTGTGCTCCAAAAGCGATTCGCATAGCTAATTCAAAATTTATGGATGAAAATAAGGAAAATAAAATGGCAAAATCTTCTGATAAAAAGAAACAAATTCCAAAGAACGCATTTGCGTTTTTGATGCCAACAAACGAACAATGTGAATTTTCTGTTAATGAAGACAATGAAATAGACAGATTTAAGATGGTAGGGTATAGTGGAGAAATTATTCCTAATCATTTTTATTGGGGAAATTTAGCTTTTGATTTGAATGGCTTTAAATTTACTAAAGATAAATATCCAATTCTTTGGGGGCATGATGCTTATTCCCTTGAAACTATTCTAGGTTTTTCTATTACTCCAAATATAACTGATGAAGGTCTTATTTTTACTGAGAATGAGGTTACGTTTGTAGATAACGATAATGTAACTAAGTTTAAAGATTATTCAAAAAAGGGAGTTCCTTTCCAAGCGTCTATAAGAGGAAACCCAACTAAGATTGAATATATAAAAGAAGGGGTTTCAACTACTGTAAATGGTAGAGAGTTTAATGGGCCAGGACATATTTGGAGAGAAACTGAATTAGTCGAATGTTCTGTTTGCCTATTTGGCGCAGATTCACATACTTCTTCACAAGTATTTACAGAGGCCGGGAAAGAGATTGTGGAGTTAGATAGCTCCGTTTTTATTTCTTCTTCCACTGAGAATGAAAATCAAAATCAAAATCAATTGGAGATTATTATGGATTATCGTACTTTTAGTAAAGAGCATCCAGAAGAGGCAAAGAAATTCGAAGCCCTCATTCTAGACGATGCTGAAAAAAAGTTTAAGAAAGAGGCTGAAGAGCTTGTTTCTAAGCATGAGGCAGAGGTTAAGGAGTTCTCCGAAAAAATTGCTGATCTTGAAACCAAGGTTAAGCAATTTGAGAAAGAGAAAGCCATTGCAGAAGAGAAGGCTCGTAAAGAATTTGCTGACAAGATTTGGGAAGAGAAACTAGCCGAAGCCTCTATTCCTACTCGTCTACATGAAAAGATTAAGGCTTTCGTTTCTGCTGAAGAGTTTATTAAAGAAGATGTCCTTGACGAAGAGGCTTTTGCTCTTGCCGTTGATAAGGAAATCGAAAGTTGGACTGATGTATCTGAGGAAGAGCCTATTCAGGGTTCTGGTTCTTTCCAAAAGAAAGCCGTAAAACATAACGAATTTGATGCTAAAGAAGCTGAAAGCGTAGCTGATGCTCTTCTAAGCCATGTTCGTGTCTAATAAGGAGATATAGATATGGCAATTACTACCGCTGCCTCTCTTGGTTTGGTTGGAAATGGCGACTACCCACAGATTAATCGTGGCGTAGCTTATGATGTTCCTCATTTTTACTCTGATGGTTTCCCTAATGCCTCAACTATGCTTGTAAGTGTAAAGATGAAAGCTGGTTTTGGTTGGATTGAGCAGGGCACTGTTATTGCAGAAGATGCTAATGGTGAGTTTGTTCCTTATGTTCCTACTACTTACAGTGATAACGTGGCTGTCTCTCCTGTACTATCCGATGTTGCTCTTAACGCTACTACTCTTACTGTTAGTGAACTAGAGTCTGGTAAATATGCTGTTGGCGATGTTCTTGTTCTTGCTGATGCTCACACCACTCCAGTATATTTTGACGCTGGCGCAATCACTGATATTAGTGTAGCTAATGGCATTGCTACTATTACTTTCACTAATGCCACTACTGTAGATACTTTTACCACCGCCCGTTCTGCTCATGTTTATGTAAAGACCGGCACTTCTGGTAAGTTCTCTACTGCTAAGTTTATCATTGATAAGCCTGTTGATACCGGTGTTGGCTCTGCTGCTCTTGGTGCTCAGTGTTCCGCTATCGTAAAGAATGCAGTTATTTACTCTGCTCCTCTCTTCAACCTCGATACTGCTGCTAAGACCGCTCTTGGAGTTGTTTCTTACGGCAACCGAGCTTTCATCTAATATAAGGAGATAAGTTATGGCAAAAGGTAATATCATTCCAGAGTTGCATCTAAGCACTCTTCAGAAATTTATTGAAAAGTCTGCTACTCCACCTTCTATGGTGTTGAGTAATAAGTTCCCTGTTAATAATGCGCCTAGCGATACGATCGAATGGGAAAGCCGTAGAGGTTCTGCGGAGATGATTCCGTTCGTCGCACGAAATACGGCTGGGCCTTCCTTTGGGGAAGACGGCGTAGCTCGTCATTCTGCAAAAGCGGCCTCTTTTGCTTCTACGAAATTTTTTGACGAAGAGTTTCTGAATAACCTTCGTATGCCTGGAACCCCTCAAACCAAAATGAGAGGTCAGAGCGAAATTGCTCGTAGTATGCAACGCATGTTATGGTCTATTGACCGTAGAAGAGAATGGCTCATGGCGTCTATGGCATTTAATGGATCAATGACTTATACGATTAAATCCACTTCTGCTGTGCCTGAGTTTGCTTCTCTTTCTTGGGGTATCCCCTCTTCTCACCAAGTAACTCTTGGCGCAACTGCTCGTTGGTATGGTACTTCCGAAGAAACTGCTAACAGAGATATTTTTGGAGATGTGTTCGCAATGAAGAACCGTCTTATGGATTCTCTTGAAACTGAGATTTCTAATATGGAACTTTATCTAAACTCTAGACTTCTTCAGTCTCTTGTTAAAGATTCTGGTATTCGTGATCTTATTCAAACTCAGAATATCTCTGATGCACAGCTTGTAGCGAATCCTGCTGGTTCTATTGCTCAGATTCTTGGTGTTGGTGCTATTGTTCCTTATGATGCTCATTATAATGTTACTAGTTTCCTTGCTCAGAACTATACTTCTGGTACTACTATTTATGTTCATAATGCTACTGATTTTGCAGTTGGCGGTGATGTTTATTTGAAGAATACCACTACTGGTCCTGCTGGTCCTCGTGCTACTATTACTGCTATTGATACCGATACTGGTGCAATTACTATCTCCGATGCTCTTACTGGCGTAACTGGAGTAGCTAATAAATCTCAACTAGAGATGAGAAAATGGTTCTTGCCCTCTAATAGAATCGTAGCTATGGTTCCTTCTGTTGATGGACAGCCCATTGCAGAAATGCTTCAGGCTCCTCATGGAATGTCTGGAACTTATGGAAAGCGTATGTATTCTTATGAAGAGAATCATCCAGAAGGTATCCAACTTGTAGCTCAAGACCTTTGCTTACCTGTTCTTTATCGTCCAGAAGCAATTTACATGTTAAATGTAGGTGTATAGCATAATTAAATAAAAATTGGAGGGGTGAAATTCCCCTCCTTTATATTATTTATGTTTAAATAAATTAGTATTAAGGAGCTTATTGTGAAAGTTAAGGTGCTAAAGACCGTATCTGCATTTGGTGAAATTTTTCATGAAGGAACTATCTTTGAAGGAAATAAAAAAGATTTTCCTAAAACAATTCAAGTTGAGATTGAATATACTTCAGATTGTGTTTCTATATTAGAAAACTTTGAAAAAGAAGACAAAAAGCAAGTACAAGAAATTCTTATCGAAGAGAAAGTTGAACAAGTAAAAGAAAGTCCTAAAGTTGTGAAAGAAGATGAAGAAAAAGTTATTGAAGAGCAAGTAGAGAAAGAGCCAAAAGTTATCCAAGAAAAGCCAAAGAAAAAGAAAACTGGCGTAAGAAAAAAGAGAGCTTAGTATATGGCAACAACCAAGGCAGAGATTTCCTCTTTAGTTCAAATAGAACTAGGTGAACTTGCTGATTCTCTTACACAAGAAGAGATTAACAGAAGCATTGATAAGGCTTTGGCTGAACTTGGATATTCTTTGCCCGTTACTGGTCTACAAGAGATGTGGGCCGTAAGTAGATCAAAAAGATACAGCATTGAAATTCTACTTTTGAATGAAGCTCCTAGCTTTAAGTTCAATAAACTAGAACTACAGCAAGCCTTTGAGCATCTTAAATCCATGATTGAATACTATGATCAGACCTTTTTGGCTGCTCAAAAATCAATGCCTGAATTGTTCCCCAATTTATCTTGGACAAGTAATCCTGCTGCTTTATTTGGTGCATATATCACTAATGGTTTTGAGTATGCCCGAACAGGGGAAAGTATTTCTGGTGATTCTGCTTATTCTACTCCAACTAAATTTTATCCTACTAATGATTAATTATGGCAAATAGAATTGGCGCACAATTAAGAAAAGTATTTGAAAAGAACGGAACCGCTATTACTCCTATAGTTGGTTCTTCTTTGTCTGAAAGTTCAACTGAATATATACTAACTGAGTTATCTAATCAGGCAACCAAAGTATTTATTCAGGAATTTTATCTTAAAGCATATTTTCCATATAATACAGTAGTTTCCCCTGGTGATTACATAAATAGCAACAATGTATAAGACTAATAATACTGTAAGAATATATAGATATACAGAACAGTTAAATCCTCAAACTTTTAGAAACGAGCCGGTTTGGGTAGACTTATACAATTTAGATATTCCTTGTACGCTTACTGACACTAGATTTGGTAATGAAATTTCAGACTTTAATAATATCGGTGAATTGGTTCTTGATTCTTCTATTGTATATTTTTCTAGACATTTCCCTGCACAAGAATTTGATAGATTGATTTTTGGAACTGGAGAAGTGATGAAAGTTGAGAGTGTAGATAAGTATTCTTATGGCTTTTCATTTGAACTAAACTTAGGAGAGGACAACAGATAGTATGTTGACTATTTATTTGATAGATAGAGGCGGGAACAAGAAAAAAAGTATTTCTAGTGTAGCGAATCTTGAACCAAAAATAATAGAGAAGTCAAAAGGAACTCCATGCTCTAGTTTTGCAAATTGTTCTACAGATTGGTATATGATTTTATTTACAGATGAATATTTAGAAGAAAAACTTTGTGATGCCATACCGTTCTTTTTAGAATCTGATTACGAATATTTTGATATATATAGATGTATGGATGATGGCAAAACACAAAGATTTTTCAAATCACCTAGAATATTTAGAAAAGATATTATTTTGAATAGGCAAGGATTCCCAGAAAAAGATAAAGTAGGAACAGCAATTTTAGACGGATTTATAATGTATAATGATAACATTTCCTAGACTACATCAAAATTTTTCTTTTCAAGTAAAAAAATTAGTAGCAGCTACTAATAGGCTAATTCCTGCTGCCAAGTCTCAAGTAGGTGTGAGAGGAGAACTAACAAGGGCCCTTGCCGATTCCTATTTTAATAAAGTAAGAAGTAACCTTTTATCTCAAAAATATCCAGCAAACCCAAAACCATTAAATGCTGCTTATGCTGATTGGAAATTGAAAAATTATGGATTTCTTGATTCTTGGTTTTTGGATGGAGATTTATTTAGAAACATAAGAGTAATGGAAATTCAAGATGGAAGAGGAGTTGGTATACCAAGAGGAATAAAAGCAGGAGGCAAATCTTGGTATAAAAGTAAAGGAGATCAATCAAAAAACTATAATGCTAGAGAAATTACTTATTATGGATATTTGAACGAATGGGGTTCTCCTAGTGGAAAAATTCCAGCAAGACCTGTATTTGGCCCAACTCTTGCCGATTTTGTTAAAGATGAAGCACGGGGTATTACAATAAAGGCCGCAGATAGAGTTTTCTCAAAATGGGAGATAAGATGAGAGTAGTTGATGTAAGACCAATAGATATAGAAATTTCAACTATATTTACATTATCAGAATTACAGGACTTGTATAAAGTATTTAGTTCTGCTATAATAAGAAAAGATACTTTAGGAGAAGAATATCTTACTTATACTAATTTTATTACGCTAGTAGAGGGATTGATTAAGGAG